CAATGCAAATTTAGCAATCATAACAATTATAGCAACTATTTTTCCAATTGGGCCCAGCATATTTGAAAAGCTAGTCATTGTCGACCTAGCTCCTTCAGCTATACCTACAATTCCAGGGAACATCTTTTTTACCTCAGCACCCATTAATTTATTACCAGCAACTTGACTGTTTATATGTTTTACTTTATCTTTTTCTATAAAAACAGTTTTACCACCACTGGTTAACTCTTCTTCTTTAGCTTCATTTATAAGATTTAGTAAACCAGTCCTTTTTTGATACATCCCGCTTAATAAAGCTTCAAGAGTACCCATTTTTTCAATCTTCTTATTTATCGCATCATACTCTTGCCCAACTTGTTTTTGGGTCATTCTTTTCATTGTATTTTTTGGTTTTGTATCAGCCATAAAAAGTCTTTCAGTTATTTAATTTATTATCTTCCTAATACTTGTTTGATAACGTCAGGTAATTCATTTCTAGCCATTTGAGATTTTTGTTTGCGAGTTATAGTTTTTTCTATATTTTTTCGTGTTTGTTTTAAATCTTTCATTTGTTTAGCTAATTCAGGGTCTGATTTACTTAAACCTCTTATAGTAGCAGATTCCAAGCCTTTACCAACTAAAAGAAATAGTTTATTTATAAAGGTATCTACAATATCTTCATTAACCTGTTTATATTTGGGCATAAAATTCTCCTAATAAAATTAAATGTTATAACTCAATAATAAATATCAAATATAGAAAAATTACTTTGGAAATGAAGCTGTATGTTTATCTATCTCTGATTGTAACGCATCTGCTTCTTTCTTATAGAAAGTCTGTAATCGTTTTAAATAGAATGTACGAAGATATATAGGTAGGTTGTAAGCATCACTAAAAGTGAAACCACCTTTAGAATGTAATATTAATTGAAATATTTCCTCATGAATTTGAGGTTTATACTCTGGCGGAAGGCCAAAAAAATCGGACGGTTACAGGAACCGAAACCACCGTTTCCTTTCCAGCCGAATCAACAACTGTTGCACTCATATCAACATCTGGTGTAACATCTTCTAAATGTTGTCTAAATGCGAAAGAATCTCGTGATAAAAACTCATTATCTACAAAATTATTTATATATGCCTGTGTGGAGTTTCCATCAACTGATAATAACATTTTCTTTAACCGAGTAGTAAGTTCAAAACTTTGTTCTTTACTTATTTTTCTTCTAGCTGCAATTTCAAGTGCAATATTTTTTTCATCTTCACCAGTTAACAATTTAAAGGTAAGTGATCTTTTAGAAGATGGTAATTCAAATGTAAATTCATTTATACCTTTAGTATATTTAGTAAAATCAATTTCTACAGGTTCAAGTTTTGATAAATCAACTGACTGTTCTTCTCCATCGTACATGAATTCATAATCTTTACCATATCCCAAAACACGAGAAGCTACCATAATAGCGTTCTTATCGCCTACTAACATATCATTAATATTAATTTTTTTATCTATAACTAATGATTCCAACAATTTATCAATAACAATACCTTGTTCTATTAGATTCTGAGAAGTAAGAATATCTTCTTCTTTAGCGGTCATATATTTTACTTCTACCTTACCACTTGCTAGTGGATGACCTTCAGGGTAGAAATATCCCTTGGATGGTAACTCTACCATCTCGGTAGGGAACTTATAAGCGTTAGCCATAAATGACTCCTTTGTGATTAAATTTTAATAACCTAATAATATATATAACCTATTTAGTTGAAATAAAATTTTTATTTTTTCTTGGATATAGCATCCCATACAGGTTTCAGTACCATATCAAAAATGACGTCGTCCTTCTTGGATGGGCTAAGACGTACAATTTTTTCTATTGTATAAAAACCTAAAAGTACCCATTCCCAGTTCTGTGCTAACCATTCACTCATTTTTTTTCTCCGTTTTAATTAGAATTGTAATATTGCGTAATCGTATCTCATTGTTACTGAAATTTCTACAGGATTACTTGTCGAATAATCTAAATCACCAAAAGCAGCTGATTTTATCCAAGCACCTTTTAAAGTCCACTCTTCAACTACATCACCAACTGGTCCTAGCATATTAAATGTAACATCTTTTTTATAAAAATCTGAGTATCCATCACGACCTGTTACTGATTCGTGAGATAACCTAACCCATTCCATTACTGCTTGTGCGGCTGATGGAACTACTGGATCGTAAAGAGTAACATCAATAGCTGCCCACGCACCTTTTCCTTTAATATACCGTTTAACGTTTATATGATCTAAAGTTATTTCTTCAAACTCTATTGAGGGCCTCTTTGCTGTTTTAACCAAATAAGCTGGAATACCTTCAATATACATAATGAACCTATTTTTAACTTTAGGTTCAAACGGTGTGAACATAATTTCTGAAGGATCTAATGTAGCCATTTCCTATTTCTCCTAAAAAGTCGTTTATTTCTACTCATAAATAAATATCAATTAAACAAATTTTTAGTAAAAAGAAAAACCCCACTATAAAATGGGGCTCTTCTATTATATGCTACCTTGTATTTATAAGTCAAACTTACTCAGGAAATGTAGCTCCTGTTGGTTGTACGATAAAATCAAGTACAATAAACTCTGCAGTTCTTGTAGGTTGAATAAATATCTGTCCAACTAATTGATTTCTGTCTACAATATCTGGTGTGTTATTAGAATCATCCATAACAACTCTAAATGCACTTAAACCACTATTCTGTTGTACTTGCTCAAGATAAGGATTTACTATGTTCAAGAAACGATTTCTTAGTGCTTGAGTATTTTGTTCAAATACTAAGTATCTACTTGACGATGCAATAAACTTCCTTACTGCAATTAACAATCTACGAACATTGATTCTATCAAGTGCAGATGGTTTAGACTGAAGTGTTTTCTGTCCAAATACTACAACGCCCTGACCTGGGAAAGAAGCAATTGGGTTGATTCTATTTTCATACAAATCATCTCTTTCACTATGAGTCAATCTTGTTTTAGCTTCTAATACAGTTGTCAATCCACCACGATTCAAACCTGCTGGTGCGAACCATTCATGTGCGACTTGATCTGTATAAGAAATAACACCTGGTATCACTACTGAAGGTGGCACCCAAACTGGACTATTTGTATCTCTATCTACAATTTTAACCCAAGGATAATAGACACCAGCATAATTTGTATCAAGTGTTTTTACTGTTGATTTTGTTGTTACAATAGTATCACCATATGCTGCTGCATCCATTACATAAAATGCATCTGCTCTAGCTTCTACTTTAGATATCGCGTGATTTGATACCGCTGAATGTAATCTATGTATTACACCTGGGGTAACTAACAAGTTAATATCAAATTCATCTGGATTACTTACAGCATTAATTGCTCGTTTATAAGCTCTAGTTCCACCTGTAGTAGTTGAAGATAAATCAAATCCTTGTGTATTTGATGTAGAAATATCATTTCCTACTGAATACGGATTTGCTGGATTATATCCGTCAAATCCCCATTGCATTGGAATAGCAAACTTCAATTGTTGTGCCGCAGAACCTGTAAGCCCTAATTTATTCGCAGCTGCTGTACCACTAAGTACACTACCACTTGCATCATCATGTCCAAACATATTCTGTAATGAAAATAATTTATTATTACCATCAGTTGCTGCATTTGGAATTGGACCTAAATATTGATGATTATCTATATTACTAAAATCAAATCCATGAAATATTGTTTGATCAAAATCACCTGAAGTATTTTTCTGGTCTGATTTAAATGATGCAGAAGGAATCTGTGTACCACCAGGTACTGTATTTCTAATTGATTTAAATCCCATTGGCATTGAACCTTTTGGATATCTAAATACTCCATCTTCTACCATATCTGCATAATCACCAACTCTAATGTATTTACTCAAATTAGGATGATCTCCATAATATGTAAGTTTACCATCACTATCTATTTCTACCCACCTATCACCTATCCGTTTAGCAAAAAAGTTTGGTGAATTTGGATCAAATGTCAATGCATCAAATTGTTCTAAAATATTATCATTGTCAGTTGCACCTGCTTCTGAATTATGAATTCTAACTTGTAATGAAAATGTACCATAATCAGATCCAGCAACATCTGCAGCTTGTTTTATATTTAAAATATTAACTTTATATGATTTATTAATATCACTTCCATGTGAACGACTATAAACTCTAAAAAGATTGTATCTATTAGCAGCAGTTGTATTAGGGAAAGTACCAGCTGGATCTTGTGATTGTATCATTGGTGTTCTTGCAAAACTATATGCAACATTACCTGTAAAGGAACTTGCATTACCTTTAGCATCAAATGAAGTAGCACCATTAGAAAAATCTAATCCTGTTCCAGAAGCACCTTGATGAACTACTACTGACGCTGAACAAAGAGAATCAATACTTCCAATAAGATCGGCATGTTTCTTCCAAACTTTATAAACATAAACAGATGAATCGGAAGTACCTGCTTTAGTTGATTGTGGATCTGGACTTATTTGTTTATCAATAAAAGCTCCACTAGATGTATCAAATGATAAGGTATAATTTTCTACTGTAACATCACTACCTGTAACTCTTAATCCAAACTTTGTCCAACTTCCTGCCACGGCATCATGATCAGACGCATTTGTGTTAGTTGTGGTTACACCAGCAGAACTAGCTGTTGCTGCAGTTAAATCACCAGTTCCACTACCCCCACCTCTTGATGGTGCAAGTATTGCAATTGAATGTGTTTGGGATGTGTTAGTTACAACTTCTCCAGTAACCCCAGTATTTAATGAACTTGATACTAAGGTTGAATAAGCAACCAATTCAAGTACATCGGCAGCGTAACCACCTAGTCCGAGTACTCGTACTACTGTTACTACTCCTGCACTTCTTAAATATTGTTCTACGGTGTATGGTGTGTAAAATCTCCTATCAACTCCGCCAAACATTTCTTCAAATTCTTGATAATTTGAAATTTGAGTTGGTGTAAATGCAGGGCCTTTTTTAGTTGGGCCAATAATTGCTGCACCTATTTCACCGATTGCTTGAGGAAGGAATGAAAGATCTCTTTCACGGGTAAATACACCTGGCGAAACGATTCTTTCTGCCATTGTAATTCTCCTAAAAATTAATTAATTATATCAAAGCTTCGAATAACTGTAATTATTCTATAATAAGTATAATGTAACTTTCCTAAAATGTATTATTTAGGGGTTTTTTTTAAATTAATTATTTAAGCAGTGGGTGTAAATACGCCTGTTGCTGGGTCGAGTTGACCTGGACCATACTTTTCATTCAATTTTGCAACCAAATCTCGTTCTTCTTGTTGAACATTTTGATATTCTTGTTCAACTTCAGTCATACGAGCTTCAAGAGCTTCACTTTGTTGATTTAACAAAATTCTTTGAACAGAAAGCTGTCCTAATACCATTTGTTTTTCTTGATAATTGTTTTGTAAATCCTGTAGAGATTGAAGTTCATCTTCTGAAAACTTCATCTCTGTAGATTCTGTAACTTTTGCTTTTTCAGCCATAACTATATTCTCCTAATTAGTATAGTATTTAATAAGTATTATATTATTTTGTGAAATTAAATTTTTTTTTAGACTTCAATAACCTTATATAAACGATCTGTTGAATCTGCATCACTTAATTCTGTAGCTTTTGCATTAGCATCGCTTACATTATTGAACTCCCACACCTGCATATCACTTGATGATGCTACATAAACATTTCTTGTAGCCCAAGGTGGATCTGCAAAGGTAATACTATCACTCACACTTGAACTTGGTGCTTCATACATTTGTTTTACTACTCTAAAAGCCATTTAGATTCTCCTTATATATAAGTATTATTTATTTTTTTAACTCTTCAATTTCTTTTTGTTGTTCTTCTACTTTTGTAGAGAGTTCTTGCATTCCCTTTATAAGTGGCATTACAAATCTTTCATATTGTAGTCTTTGTCTTGTACTCCACTCTGATTCAGTCCAACCCGAAAATGTTACTCCAAGTTCATCACAAACTGCTTTGACTTCTTGAGCAATCATACCTTCCATTACCAAATCACTAACTTCATCTGTTGGGTTTCCTAACTGAAATTCTGCAGGATGTTCTGAAGATGGTTTATCTTTGTATTTTATAGGTCTTAATTTATTTATAAACTCAAGTCCTAAATCAGTATTTACTATATCTCTTTTAACTCTTACATCAGAAGTATTTCCCCAACTTTGTCCAGAAGCTCCAAAATTAATATTTGTTGCATAAGTACCAGACCCGATTGCACAATAACTATTAGTTCCTTGAATACATCCTGCCCCAATAGCGATTCTATTATCACCACCTGACGAATTAGTATCAGCACCAGAACCAATGAAAATATTACCATCACCA